AGCCTGAAGCTCTGGACGGTCGGTGATGACACCGTCAAGCACCTGCTCTATGGCCGCATGCGCCTGACGCAACCCGGGCCCGGATACGTGCATGTCCCGACGTCGTTCAAGGACTCGGACGAGTTCGAGCAGATGACCTCCGAGCGTCTGGTGACGCGTTACCACAAGGGGCATGCTCGGATGGAGTTCCACAAACCGGCCGGGAAGCGCAACGAGGCGCTGGACTGCTTTAAGTACGCCTATGCAGCCGCCTGCTACATCGGCATCCAGACGCTCAAGGAAGGCGGCTGGGCCCTGAGGGAGCAGCGCATCGCACCGCGTGAGCCTGACCTGTTTGCGCAGCTCTCAGACAAGCCCGTGCAGGCCGCATCGGATCCTGCACAACCAAAACGACCCAACCGAACATTTGCAACGCGACCGAATCATGGAGGCCAGAGGACATGGTGACACAAACAGATCTGATCAAAGATCTATTGCAGCGGGTAGCCCAGGCTGCGCCAACCGTTTCGGCCGATGTGCTGGCTGGGGTGGAAGCTGACGTGCGCAGGGATTGGAACGGTGAGCGCGTCTATGTTTCCCAAGCGACTCCAAACGACAAGGCTACGCGCAACTCACGCATCATGCGCGCCTATCTTTCCAACGTGCGCCTGGCCGAGATCGCCCGGTTGGAGGGCTTGACGGTGCGCAGGACGCTCCAGATCATCAAACGGAGGTGAAATTTTTGCCTTACGGATTTCACCTCTGGCGTTGCTAAATCAGCACCAAACCGCGAATTGGCGCGGAACTATGCCATGCAAACGTGACCGCACCAATCCCTGACATTGAACCCACCGTCGTGACGGCAGGCGACACGCTCAAATGGACGCGGTCGCTGTCAGACTATCCAGCCACGACCTGGACGCTGACCTATACGCTGGTTAATTCCACCACGCGCATCACGATCACGGCATCGGCGTCTGGAACTGATTTCGCCGTCACCGTCTCTGCCGCCACCTCGTCGGGGTATGCGGCTGGAACCTACGATTGGCGCGCCCAGGTATCCAGCGGCGGCGAGGTCTACACAGTTGGCACTGGCCGTATCAAGATCAATCCCGTCTGGTCTGCTGCCACCGATGGCCGCTCTCAGGCTCGGCGTGCTCTGGAGGCCATCGAGTCGGTGCTCGAAGGTCGCGCCAGTTCGGCCACTGCCGAATATGAGATCGCCGGGCGGCGCCTGAAATACATTCCCATCCCTGAACTTCTGCAACTGCGCGACCGATACAAGTCGGAAGTGGCACGCGAGGAACGGGCGGCAGGCATCGGCCTCGGTGGCCGCATGCAAGTGAGGTTCCTCAATGCGTAAGACGCCGGGAGTGTTCTCGCGCCTGTGGTCGTTGATGACCAAGGCCACGCCACCAGTGATGCAGGTTCGCCGCTTCCAGGCCGCTCGGATCGACAACCTGACCGCGGGCTGGCTGTCCACGGCCAACTCGATCAACGAAGAGTTGCGCGCCGATCTGGATGCGCTGCGCACCCGTGGCCGCGACCTGGTGAACAACAACGACTATGCCCGCAAGTTTCGCGGCATGGTGGCTGACAACATCGTCGGCCCTGGTGGCATCCGCTTGCAAGTCCGCGTCGAGGACGCACCCAACAAGCCCGACCGGCTCGCCAATATGTCCATCGAGGCCTCATGGGCCGAGTGGTGCCGTGGCGCGTGCGACATCTCGGGCACCGCGTCATTCCGCGACATTTGCGAGCAGGTGATCGGCGCGATGCCCAGTGACGGTGAGTTTCTGGTTCGCATGGTCAAAGGCGCAGACGCCCGCAACAAGTGGAACTTTGCGATTCAGGTGATCGATGTGGACCGCATCGACACCAGCTACAACACCACGGCGACCAACGGCAACACCATCATCATGGGCGTCGAGGTGGACACCTACAGTCGCCCGGTGGCGCTGCATCTTTTCAGCGCACACCCGAGCGATGGCGCCCGATCCAGCAGGACGCGCATCCGCGTTGAGATCGGCGAAGTCCTGCACCGCTTCAAGGTCGAGCGTGCAGACCAGAAACGCGGCATCCCTTGGATGGCTCCCGGCATGTTGAGCCTGCATCACCTTGGCGCGTTCAAGCTGGCCGCGTTGCTTGCAGCAGAACACGGCGCAAACCATTTCGGTTTCTTCCAGACGCCTGACGGCCAGGCACCGGCCATCGGCGTGGTCGAGGGCACTGGCGATGAGCAGCAGATGATCGTCACCACGCAGCCGGGCACCTATGACACGCTGCCGCCTGGCGTGACGTTCCAGCCGCATGAGTCGCGATACCCGGACACAAATTTCGGGCCTTTCGTTAAGACGACACTGCAACGCATTGCATCCGGCTGGCGTGTCGCTTACCACTCGCTCGCCAACGACCTGGAGGGCGTGAGTTTCTCCAGCATCCGCAGCGGGACGCTGGAGGAGCGCGACCGCTGGGCCGCAGATCAGGAGTGGTTCATAGGCGCATTCGTTCGCCCGATCTACCTTGAGTGGCTGCGCTTTGCGCTGCTGTCTGGCGCCATCAAGATGCCCAACGGGTCGGCGCTTCCCGCGGCCAAGTTCGACAAGTTCTCGCGCCATGAGTGGCAACCACGCCGCTGGGATTGGGTCGATCCCAAGTCTGACATGGAGGCCAACATCATGAAGGTGCGCGCTGGCCTGATCAGCCCGCAAGACCTGGCCGCGTCGATGGGCTATGACTACGAAGACACGCTCGCCGCAATCAAGCGCGCCAAAGACCTGGCCGCTGAACTGGGCGTCGATCTGAATGCCTACGATGGCACGCCTGGTGCATCAAAGCAGACCGCACCTGTTGCCGATCCGGCGCCCGCTGCCACCAAGGCCATCGAGGAACTGACGCGGGCACTTGCTGTGCGTGATGAGCAGCCCAAACAGAACATCGTGGTGCAACTCAACAGCGAGCAACTGATCGCCCAGGCGCGTGATCAAAACGCGCAGATCGGCGCGCAGATGCTGGACGCGCTGGCTGGTGTCTCTCGCCAACTTGCCGACGACCTCAAGGCCGACACCGGCGCCATGCTGGACGGCATTCGACAGGACATCCAGAACATGCCAATCGTCATTCCAGCACCCATCGTGAATGTGGCCGCACCCAATGTGAACGTGGAAGCAGTGATGCCCGCTGCCCAGGTCGTGGTGCAGCACCCGACGCGAGCGGTGCAGACCGTGCAGCGTGACAGCAACGATGAGATCGTTTCAACAACCACCGAATATTCGACGCAGGAGTCCACTAAATGGCACTGAACACCAAGATCACCAACGCAATCGCAACCAGCCAGGCCAACGTCATCGTGACGGCCCTGAACACTGGCTATCTGCGCATCTATGACGGCACCCAGGCCGCGAGCGCTGACACCGCAGTCGGCGCCCAGGTGCTGCTGGCTGAACTGCGTTTCTCAGCAACGTCTGGCACGGTGTCCAACGGCGTGATCACGTTCAACGCGATCACCAGCGACACCAGCGCAAATAACACCGGCACCGCTACCTGGTTCCGCGCACTCGGCTCGGACGGCACCACGGTCGTGCTGGACGGCACGGTGGGCACGTCTGGCGCCAATCTGAATCTGAACAGCGTGGCGATCTCTGCGGGCGCTACGGTGGCCGTGTCCGCAATGACGCACACGGTCAACACTGCAACGTCGGGTCTGTAAGACATGCCATCCCTGCGCGACCGAGTCAAGGACACCACGACCAGTACGGGGACGGGCAACATCACGCTGTCTGGCACTGCGCCGTCTACATACCAGACGTTTGCTAACGCATACGCAACTGGTACGCCGTTTTTGTACTGCATCGCGCATCAGTCTGCCAACGAGTGGGAAACGGGCACGGGCTATCTCAGCGCATCAACAACCCTGGTGCGCGACTCTGGAGTGATGGACGGCAGCAGTGGGCCGGGCGTGCTGGTGAACTTCTCGGCTGGAACGAAAGACGTGTTTGTGACGGCAACAGCCCACTTCATGGAAGACAGCGACAGTGGTGCGCTGCTGTGTAAAGCAAAAGGACAGGCTCTGCCCTGATTGAACAATGGCACTTCCAAACAACGACCCAATCTACACCCGCGTGGGCGCAATGAGCAGCGTCGTGCTCTCTGCCGCGAACACGAAGAGCGACGGCACTGGCACGATTGGCACTGACATCTTCATTGCCGCGACGGTGGACGCCACGAATGGTGGGTTTGTCCGTGATGTGACTTTCTACCCGACTTCTTCCGTTGCCAACACGGCAATGACGACAAACTCTATCGGGCGCGTTTTCTTTTCA